AGTAGTTTTTACTCCCCATACGACTGTATTACTTGTGTTTGTACTTTCCTGTCGAAATTCGAAATACCATTTACCGCTTGTCATAGCCATTGATGCACGTTGTCTGTCGTAATCATTTGTATCCCAAACAACAAAATTATTTCCTTTTGAATTTGTCATAAGGGCATCATGGTCATTATCAAGAGGATTCATTGTGCAGAAATTATTTACAGGAGTATCGTCTAATGCTGAATCGGTAGATGCAAAGTTTGTTGAAGTGTAATGATTAGTTTTTCCAGAGGTATCTGCGCCTATTGTTGATGCGCTTGCCGTGCCTGTTCCTGTTGCTTTATATTCCTGATAGAAACCATTAGTACCAAAGTCTAAACTAGAGTCAGTAAAATACCTTACAACTACAATACCTGAACCACCATCTCCACCATCATTAGACCCACCTGATGAACCACCACCACTACCTGTGTTTGCTGTTGCATCACCACCTGCGCCTGTTCCCGCTCCACCAATTCCTGCACCACCTGAACCTGCTGCTCCTGCGGAATCTCCACTTCCGCCACCACCACCTGCATAAGTTACATCTGTACCTTTGATTATAATATCTGAGGCTGTACCTGCACCACCTGCACCCCCTGCTTGTGGGTGACCACCTGAACCACCATTTCCGCCAGTACCTCCAGAGCCTCCTCCACCTCCTCCAGGAAAGCGTGAAGAACCTCCACCTGCACCGCCTGTTAAACCTTGACCAGATGTGGGTGAACCAGCAACACCATCTGCACCACCACCTCCTGATGAGCCTCCATCACGACCTGTGGTTGTTCCGCTATGAGCTTCACCACCACCACCTCCTCCTATTGAGGTAATCGTATGAAAAACTGAATTTTGTCCTGAAGCACCTCGATTAAGTCCACTACCACTTCCACCTGCCCCACCATTACCTACAGTAATACTATAAGTACCTGCGGGAACGTGTAAGAGTCCTGTTTGGTAACCACCTGCACCGCCACCGCCACCACCATTAGTAGTACCGCCACCACCGCCTCCAGCGATAACGAGGTATTCCATTAATCCACCATCGGTAACAGTTAGTGTTCCGTTAGAAGTAAATTTGTGTACTTTATGTCCTACATTTGTTGTTTCTGTTCCACCTGATGCTTCTGCTTCTGCAACTGGAATGTCTTCCATAACCCATGCGCCAGTACCATCATCACCACTAGAAAAATGTCCAAAGGAAGATGGTGCTAATGATTGCCCATCAACTAGGGCTACCGCAGCTAAAGAAAAATCCCCATGACTATCTACTGTTGGACTAGAAGAATGACCTCTTGCTCCAATCCAATGAATAACATCATCATTAATTTTACCACTACTACCTGAGTGTGCTGTATTTGTTGATAAATCTGTTTCTTCAACACCATTAATATATAAACGATAGCGGTCTGCTTCTATTCGTGATGTGTCAACTCGTAATACAATGTGCATCCAAGCACTCGTATCACGAAATTTTCTATTAGTTACTAATTCTTTTGTACTACCACTTTGGACTGATTGCCAATTTAATACATCCGCAGAAGTAAATCTAAATACATCTCGATTATTATCATCAGACCATGCTCCAAGTATTGCTTGGTTAGTACCAAGTGTATGTCTCTTAACCCAACAAGAAAAAGTCCAAAGACCTCTATTACCCTCACCTGCTGGAGTATCATATAGAATTTGACTTGTTCCATCATCAAAACATAAACTATTACCTGTGTATGTGCCAACTCCACCATCGGCACCACCTGTGGATTGACCACTTGCACCTGCTAAAATATTACTTCCGAATATTGGCATATTACGAGTAAGCTAAAGTTGCAACACATTGAAGTCTTGTAGCACTAACTACAATATAATCTAGCCTATCAACGGCTGCTGCTGTTGTAGTTAATGTTGGAGCAGTTCCACCTACAAAATCAAACGCTGCGTTAAAAGTTGGCGCGCGTGAACCTGTTCCATCTTGTGTAATAAATATACTCCCACATTGTCCAATAGCATCTGAGTCTAACCCAGTAGGCGATGCAAAGGCAGCGTTACCTGTTAATGTAACTTTATGGTTATTAGAAGTATCTAAATTAACTGTAACTGTACTAGCTTGGCTACCTATGTCTGTTACTGTTCCTCGTTGTGCTGCTGTCCATGTTCTAGCAGTTCCTGCTAAAGATTCTGTAGAAGGGTCAGTAGTACCATCTCCAACTACAATAATTCCTGCACCTAAAGCAGCCATAGCTGTAACTGCACCAGTTCCACTACCTAATAAAATACCGCCATCTGTTAAACTAGTTGCTCCAGTACCACCGCTTGCTACTGGTACGGGACTATCAGCTTTTGAATTAACAGCGGTTCTAATGGCATCTAACTCAGCATCCATATCTGAACCTTTTATAAGTTTAGCAGCGTCTCCACTACTTAACGCGTCTTTAACACTAAAATCATTTTGTCGTGTATAATCACTCATTACCTTGCCACCCTTCCAAGTTTAATTAATAACTCTATTTGCTGTATAGCAATATTAGAGCCATTTACTGTTACGTCAAATCCATATTGTAAATTTTGTCCTGAACCAGAAAGCTGTGCTGGTACAGAATCAACTGCTGTTGCATCACCAGACCACTCTCCTAAGTTCCATTCTGAAGTTCCCCATTGTGCGCCTGCACTAACTAAAGTATTTAATATTGCAGTTCCTGCTTGTCTATATTCTGTATTAATATAATCAAAAGCCCAGAAATAATTTATAGTATAATCTGTTCCTTCATTAACAGTCATTTTAATTTTCTTTGGCATCTTATATAAAGAAGATATTTCTGGAGAAATAAATCCAAAATCTTGCCAATTAGACCTGTATTTAAAATTGTATGTACTAGATACTACAGAACTATCACTATATAAGGAATCATTATATCCACTATACTTAGCTACAAACCCTTGCTTTCCAAAGTATACAGTTTCATCTTTAGCAACAAACAAACTATCTGGTTCCATACCAAGCCACCTAGATATTTTTGGTAGTGGTACTTCTAAAGTTTTTACGCTAGATATTAACTTCTTAAAATCAAAATTATACACAAATGTACCAATTTTAAGAAGATAAAATCCTTCTTTTTCTGACCAACAAGATTTAATATTATCTTTATTAGCTGCTGATAATTGACTAAGTAAGTCTGTTCTTATATTTTGACTAAAATCCTGAGCTGGCATTTTTTCTAATTCAATAGTACGAGATAAAGACCTTAACCCATCTCCAGAAAGAAATAATAAATCAGAACCTATAGTCTGAACAGTATCTCTTGCTACACATCCCATACCTACTACAGAATCTGCTAACGCTAAAGACGTAGGAATGACTGGACTATTAAATATTGTAATATTTGTTTTACCAAAAACAATTAACTGATTATTAAACGTAGATAAAGCAATAATTTCATCTTTACCAAAAGCAAAGTTATTAACTAAATCTATAGTACCACCACCATTTGTACTATCCCATAGTTTTTCATTATTTAAAGCAGAAAATCTTATGGTAGTTAAATCTGAATCTGCTGCCCACAATCTACCAAAAGCTGATAAAATACAATTTCCTTTTGGCATTTTAACTGTAGTCCATGTAGCTCCATTATCTACTACAGTAGCTGCCTCTGTTGAAGGGAAAGTAGGTTCAGAACCTCCTGATGTTCCTGCTGAAGTACAAACAAAATACCTTTCTTTTGTTGCAGAGCTTACCGCTTTAACAGTAGCTCCTAGAGCATAAGCAGTACCTGCCGCCCAATTAGCATGACCGTTATGTATTTCAGTAAAAGCAGCAGCACTTCCGTCCCAAGATATAGGAAATTCTTCTTTACTAACTCCTATACATTTACCATTAAAATTAGCAAATTGCCAATTATCGTTAGTAAAACTAAGACTTCCAGTTCTATCTGTTAATGTAGATGTACCAGAATATATTTTATTATTAGTACTATCACTTGTAATAATATGTTCAGTACTTGAATCTTTTATGTATTCAAATATATTATTAAAAGTAGGTTTACCAGATATAGGAGTATTAGTTACTTTTAATAATCCTTTTCTAGCTGACATACGACCTATATTATCAAACGCTGCGTTATCTAGAAATAATCCCCACTCTGGTCCTAATCCTACAGATGAACTTTGTGTATTTAGTCCTAAATTTCCTGGTGATTGGATGGTTATAGGTAGAAGTTTGGTAGCCATTATACTACCTCAAAGTCACCTTCTTCTGGATAAGAACGTCTATCTAGTTCTATAGCAGTCTGAAGGTAAAAAGAATACTTATTTGTTATTTCATCCATTAGTTGACCGCCATCTTCTCCTCTTTCAGATATACATAACCCCCAAGTACCATAAACCATAGCTTTTCTAGCCATACTTAAAGTTACTTTTTCATCATCATTAGTAAGTTCTTTTTGTGGATTAACAACTTCTGCTTTTACAGTATAAACTCCATCTGGAGTAGCGTGTAATTCTATTTGTTTATATTCAGTAGCTGCGTGTATTCCTCTATCTCTATAAAAAGATGGTCCAGCATTAGACTGTGTACCTATAAGAGTACTCCTATTAAAATAGTCTTCTGTAACTTGTCTCATCCTAGAGTTTTGAGTAGTATTCCACATAGAAAGTAATTTGGTTCTTACTGTTGTTAATGGTAAAGAATACAA